TGCTCCTGTGTAAGCATTGCTTGCACCTACTATCATATCGTTGATGCCAACACCATAAAAAATAGCGTTCTCAGCAACATTAAATCTATCCGTAACTAGTGTGCTAGGTGGATCTTCTCCACCGCCAACATTGTAGTCGTAGAAATATGTAAGAGGAGGCAATACAGATGACTCTATCTTAATTCTAAAGTATACACCAGCAGGCTGATTAGAATCAGCACTGTTTAAGAAGTTTGCATTCTTAGATTGGATATCTAATATCTTATACTGAATATTAGTATTATTTGTTGCACTCTTAAGATATACGTAAGAGCCAACAGATATTTTATCTTGGTCTGCTTGGTTAATTAAAAACCACTTGAATTGCCCGTCTTCAAAATAAGTCAATGGGAATACGTTATAGTATTCTTGCTTATCTTGCTTAATTACAAATCTATAATGAGTCGCAAAAGAAGGTGGCTCATAAGTACCATCAATAGTTACACGGATATTATTTCCGGTGATAGCATTTGATGCAGGAATATAAATTGTGTTAGTATTCTCTGTTGGTGTAATTACAGTAGTCATTCTACCATAATCATCTAAATATACAATACCTATTTCGTAATCTCTATTACTCTTAAATGTAGGAGTAGGAGTGCCGCTTAAAATAGATTGCGTTACTAATGATAATGAGAAAGCTGGGTTAATTGGCTCCTTATTTTCCTTTAATAAATTAAAGAACTGAGTATAGTTGCCATACACCAATCTACTACCAATTAATTCTTGAGACTTCGCCTTAATTGGCACGTTGTCAAAAAGTCTATTTAATTGCTCAGCAGGAAGTAACGTGAATACTTTATTGTTTTTGAACTTAAAAGAATACTCTGTATTGTCGTTATAATTATTTAGCTCTTTAACTAAGCTATCAATTATGTATGTGTTAGTACTTTGAGTGTCTCTAAATACTAATTGGATTTCTTTTACGTTCTTTGACCCAGAGTTAAAAGTTATATCTGCTGTGTTAAAGTTATTAACCATAGATATGTTTTCTGACACTCCATAATCGTAAGCATATTCTTTTGGGAAGAATGCTACAGGTGAAAATGGAGACAATGCGCTGTACTCATTATCTAAATACTTGTAGCGATAAGAAAAGTAAAGAAACTTATTCTCTAAATTATTAGCTTCTCCTTCTGAATATAAATTAATTGCAGGAGCCTCTAATGGAGGGGCTAAGATAACATTTATGTCAGCTTCAGTAAACCCATCTACTGCATAATTCTTTGCACGATCAACATTAATCCTACGTGGAGGATTTAGGTTGTCAGTCCAAAAAAGAAGTCCGTTGATATAGTTGATGCCTGTAACGAAATACGCCTTGTCAAAGCCAAGCAATGAAGTCGTAGTGGGTGTTAACTTAGTAGCCCGAAGTACAGGAGTTGTTATATCTAACGTTTCGTTATACTCATACACCGCATCTAATGTGTCAGATGCCACCAACCAATAAATAGAATTGTTAGCCTCAACAGCCAGTGAGCCAATGCAAGTAGCATTAGTTAACTCCAAGTCTTCGCCTTTTAAAATATTACCCAAATAGTTTTGGGCTACACCATTACGACTGCCATCCTCCTCAACAAATGCACCATCAGAGTCGCCTACAATAATATTAAGCGCATCTCGATATGCCCCATCAGGTAAGAAGTGTGGGTCGAGGTCCTTATTCATAACCCCTGAAAGGAAATTTCTTTGAAGTTCTATCATTTACTTAATCCACTTAGATTGGCCTCTCATGCTCATTAGCAAGCGACCTGGGTGTAAATTACTTAATCTAATCTTTGTGTTTCTCCAGTTGGAAACCTTTTCTTTGCGAGCTCTGTTAATAACATACTCAGGCTGATTTGCCTTAGTATTTAAAATAGCCCACTTAATATATGAGTAGATATACTCTTCTGCTAACTTATTGATAACAATTTGATTGTCGTCACCTGGATACAACCCGTCAGAAATATATTCTAATACCACAGAGCGATTAAACATGCCTGGGCTAAAGTTAATAACTCCGGCTGCTTTATCTACTCTAAATGTTGGGTTAACGTTTGCTACCTCGGTGTTTAATCCATAAGCAGCACCGAATCCCCAAGTGAAATACCAAAGACCATCTACATACCAACCCCACTGATTATTGAATGGACATAACATATAGTTCTCACCATCAATACGGGATAAGTCTAATTTAGATGTTCCTTGTAATGCATTGCCTTGATCATCAAATAAGATTTGATATTCATCATCCTGCAAGAATTCAATAGATGAATTAGCTTGAGGATTCTCAGTCATTGGGTACAAATTACCACCCCAAAATAAAGATACACGAACATAGTTTACGTAATCTGGAGGCAAGATAAATTTAAGGTCATGCCCAACTTCTAGCTGTAAAGCATTAATCTGGCGATTACCATCATAGTTTAATTCCTGTACCGCTCTTTTGGCGTGGAATAAAACTTTATATCTATTGATATTATTTAATAAATCTCCATCGTCTGTATACATCAAGATGAAGTTGTTTACAACATCACCTAATGTTACATTCTGATACGTGCCCCAATTGGCATCGGTAGGGGAGACCCCATCATTGGTATAATATTTTTCCTGATTCATTATTGTTGTTTTTGATCAGTGTACGTTTCTTCTGCTTTAGCTGCTTGAACTACATCAGCTTCTCTAATACTTACTCCTGCATATTGGCAAATCTTAACCACCAACTTAGGGAAATCAGATATAGCTAATTCAAAATCTTGGTAGTCATTTGCTGATTGGTTAAATAAAGGACTACCGTTTACGACCGTATAAGTCCACTTAGGGTCAGCTGGGTAGCGAACATAGTAGATATTAATATCGTCTGTAATAGTAGTTGGGTATACAGTTATTTGATTGCCCTGCATAACGTATGTAGGATATGTTTCTGTAGGTGCCGTTAAATTGGAATTAAGCAAATAATGTAACTTCTCTTGATTAACGTGAGTAACCTCTTTGCCATTATAGTACAGTACGTTTAATAAGAAAAAGTTTTCAGGCAAGTCAAATTTATCATCTGTGTTATTATAAACCAAGTCTGTGTTCTTAGAAAAGAAATCAATAGTTTGGTCTATTTGCTTAGTGATATCTGAGTATCCACTAGTTTCCATGCCCTTCATGTCCTTTATTTTGGACTGCTGAAAGTCAAAGAAGTATTGCATGAACAATTCTAACTGAGCCTGCTTCGCAAAGCTGTTGAATTCTTCTGGAGTAATAAACCCATTATTATCCTTATTGATAATATTTAGGACAGTATTTCGTACGGAATTTATCATAATGACAAAGATAATAAAAAAAGGGCACTAGATGTGCCCTCTTAATTTAACGATATTTTTTAGATAGTAACTCGTAAATATCTAATCCATCATTACTTTGTAGCCAAGACACAAGTAGTTTCACTGGGTCTTCTCCAAATGGGACACCCATTAACTTGTTTTTATTGTCAGGCAGGTTAAAGAAGATGTCACGTTTCTTATTCTTTAATACAAACGTTCCATCTTGAAATGCTTTAGCTGCAATATCATTCAGCTTAAGCTCAGGATCATTTAACATATTCATGAAATCATAAGGATGATTACGTGCATATAAAATTAAATCACGTCTTAATTCCTCTGTAGTTAAACGATCAACACGTGCACCTAATAACACACGTCCTAATGCATCTGCAGTATTGATATCTAAATCACGTGCAGCAAGTTGTGCATCCAATTGAGAGTACATAACTTCAATCTGATTGTTTGCATCTCTTTGAGTATCAACCTCTTCGAATAACACACCATTGTCTGGGTGGAATTCTAAAAATTGTTGTAATACTTGATTGTACTTATTAACAGCTAATAAACCATCTTCAAAGATGATTGGCTCTAAAATGAAGTTACCATCTTGTTCGTCTTCAAATGGAGACTTTTGGTTAACTGCATAACGCAATGCACGGTTAAGACCTTTAGTTGTATCGAAGTACAATAAAGATTTGTTTCTAGTATTTCTACTAGCAAGCATAAAGCTGATAGGGAATGTTTTTCTTTTAAGGACATAGACCTTGTCCTTTAATTCTTTCTGAGTTGACATTATATTTGATTTTAAAATTTAAACAAAATTAAATAAGGGGAGACCGAAGCCTCCCCCTAAGTTTACTAGTTCTCGAACAAGAAGAAGTTGTTCGCACCAAGAGTACATAAAGCACGCTCAGATAAGAAGTTAACCTCCATTGCATCTAAAGAACTTGTTTGAGCACCACCAGCAGAACCAGTGATCCAAGTTTTGTAACGACGATCTTCAGTTTCAGAAGCACGGTAACGAACGTGTAAGAACGGACGCTTTGCATTCTTTCCTAAGATTTGATCGTATACGTTAGTAGAACCTGCAGGTACCAAGATACCGTTAATAGCTCCACCTACGATTCCACCACGAGTAGTTGCATCGTTTAAGTATTTCCAGTCAGTCTTGTAGAAATCGTATCCACGCTTAAAGCCTGTGAAACCTAAGTTTAACGCCATTTGCTCGCTGTTATCGAACAAACCGTAAGAAGTACCACCTGAACCATAAGAGTTTTGAGATGCCAACATATCGTCGATATCGAAACCAAACTTACGGTTTAAGAAGATAACGTTCTCTTGGATTGCTCCTTGCTTGTCAAGACGTTGGATGATAGAATCGAAGTCAGACAAAGTAGTTGGGTTACCACCTGCCCAAACGTTTCCACGCTCTGCAACTGCATTGAATAAACCTTGAGTACCAGCAGCACCAGGTTGTACTTGAGAAGAAGCAACAGTTAAGTAAGTAGCAGCAGCTGAACCAGCTTCTGCAGGAACACCTTCAACCATTGACATCTCTAAGTAATCTTCGAAACGTAAACGAGTCTCGTGCTCAGATTTGATGTACCATAAGTAACCAGTAGCACCATTCTCAGAAGTTACTTCAACCCATCCGATTTGAGCCATATCAGAACCAGACACACTGTACTTGTCTTTGATGATGATTGGCTTGTTCTCGAAGAATAAGTCTTGAGACTCTAAAGAACCTTCCATTCCTAATGAACCCTTAGTGAATTCAGAACCGTAAACGAAAGCAGTAGAAGCAGTATCTACAGCGATTGATTGTCCTGAAGCAGCATAGTAAGCCACAGTGAAAGTGTTAGCAGCTGTATCTACTGCAGTAATAACCGCTTTGTCAGAAGCTGAACCAGCGTTTGCAGATAAGAATACAGTTTGGTTAACACGGAAGTTAACAGTTACATCTGCATCTTCAACAGTCCACACAGCTGTATCTTGTCCTGCAGCAGCTGCTGAAGTACAGTTTACATACTTAGTGTGTAAACGACCTTGCTCTGCCCATTTGATTAAGTCAGAGTTAGAAGGTAATTCTGCACCTACCATACGTAAGAAAGATGCAATAGAACGATTACCATAACGCTCGAATTCAGCCTCGTAAGTATCAGGTAGATACTGGTTTAAGAAGTCGAAGTTAGTAATGTAGTTTGTAGGCAATGTTGCCTTTACCGCTGAGGGCTCTAATTGAAAGCCCGGGGTAGCTTGAACTGATCCAGCCATTTGTTTGTTGTTTAGTTTTTAGTTTTTAAATGATTTAATCTTAAGTCTGTTACCGTGATCACTATCCATTGCTGTTACTTTAAATCCACCTTTCTCGATGTTTTGCGGAGCATTTCTAATACTCATATCAATGTTTTTACTTTGTCGAGCACTGTCATCGATTGCATCGGCTTTTCCCATATCATAGAAAAATTTAGCCATTGCATCTGGGTTCATTGCCGCAGCAATTGTTTTGTGATACTGTTTAGCATCCTTAATGTATCCATCTTCATTAACAAAATTGTTAAAGAATTTAGAAATGTCTGTTTGTTGAGCTTTCAGCTGCTCTGGAGTCCCCGGTTTATAAGAAATCTCTTTATCTCCAATCTTGAAATCAAAACCTTTGAATTCATCAGAGAATAAATCGTTTGTCTTATTAATAAAGTACTCCGATTTTTTAGCCTGCTCCTGCTGCATAGCAGAAGAAGAGCTGATATATTGCTTGTAAGATTCCAAAGCCTCTCTGTCCTCATCAGGAATAGTAGACTCCATCCTCGACTCAAGGGGAGCTTTGTATTTTTCCTTTTGTTCTTCAAAGTACTTTGACGCCTTGCCAAGTTCTTTTTTAAGTGCTAATTTTTTGCGTTTGATTTCTTTCTCATCATCCTCATCTTCATCATAGCTAAATCTTGATTCGTACTCGAATGCGATATCCTCATCATCAAAATCAGGATTAGTCTCACGCATATAATCAGCTAGAAGTCTTTCTGGTGTAACCTTAGAAAAATCTTGGTTAACACGGTAAAAGTCTTCTAAACCACGCCCTGTCTCTTTCTTAAATTTTAAGAAAGCATTAACATCTTCAGGTAGTAACTCCTGTTGAGGCTGTGGCTTTTCTGTAAACAATTCATCCAAAGAGGTTACCTCCTTGTTGAATTTGGTTTTTAAATATGAAAGAACGTCGTTGTCGCCAAATTGTGGCTGACTTTCAATAACTTCCTGAGTTGCCTCGGTAGTTGCATTTAACTCTGCGGCCATCTCCTCTATAGGAGCGGTCTTTTCAGCGTGTTCGTCAAGCAATTGTTGCTCAACCTCTGCTACAGACTTCTCTTCGAAGTCCACTAGTTTTACTTGAATATTATCCATTTGATTTAATTTAGTTGCACAAAAGTAGTAATAAAATTTATCTTGGGTTAAACTCCTCTAAACTGAAGCCGTCTAACGAATCTTCTTGAGACTCAAAGTTCATTGCAGGTAGGTCTTTTTGACGTTGCTCAATTAACTTTGATTGCTGAGTAGCTTGGAGTTTTGTGCGATCATCCTTAGCTTTCTCTTTGTCCATATCTAGTTGCTTAATCTTCTCAACCTCCATACCTTTTAGTTGCATGTTGTAATTGAATTCAACCGACATTAATTGCTCTTTAATCTGAGCTTCAGCTTGCATTCTTTGTACATCCAACTGCATTTGGTTTTGAGCAATCATAGCTTTAGCTTGCGCCTCAGCTTGAATAGCTTGTAACTTAAATTGAGCGGCCGCTTGAGAAGATTGGATATTACCCTGAGTTTGCATTTGGATTTTTGCTTGCTCATTATCCATATCTTGCTTCTGCTTATTCTTACGTTTAAGTTTTAGCAATTCGTTGGCAATTTTAATATTCTTCATTTGACGGATATCAATAGCGTCCTCAAGCGTGATTTGATCACGTTGTAAAGCCATCTGAATATTCGCTTCTAGTTGACCTCTTTCTTCTTCGTCAGGAGCAACCTCAATAAATATACCAAAGTCATGTAAGTACAAGTCTTTAATCTCTTCTAAAATAGCAACATTGTATTTACCAATTTGCATTGTAAACTCTTCTTTGAAATCAGAGTATTCTAATATATCCGCAACACGAAGAGACAACGCCTCCGATAGCCTGCGAGTAATAAATAAACTTCCCTCTAAGATGTGACGAGTTGCAGTATTTGAATTAAGTGCTGCAAGCTTTTGAACACCTACTAATGCATCAGGGTTTGGAGTAGAAGCATCACGTGCTTCGTTCAATCCTGTTACATCACGGATCATGCTAAGGTACTGATTGTATGCATTAATCAATGCAGTAATCTTACCTTGGCCACTATTAGTATTGAGTTCTTGAATTGGAACACGGCCATGGTTTAAGTCACCATCAGTTGTCATGCTACGTCCAATAACACTACCCGTTTGGAAATACAAACGAAGAGCATCTTCTGGGTTGTAAGCACCACCTGTACCTAAGTCAACCTCATTAATACCATCAGCATCAATGAACACACCATCTGGTACAACACGTTGAAGAACTTGTTGTAATTTAAGATGGGTCATTTGAATTAAGTCAGCAAAAGGAATCATACGACGAGTCAGTGACTCAACAATTCCTTTGTACATTCTTGGTGCTACAGCTATATATTGTGGTAATGCATACTGAGAAGCAGATTTAGGGCGAACCATATTGCGAGCAAGCTCCCACTTAAGTAAATAAGGAGATCCAGGTACCATAATACCTTCGTACCATACGTCAATTCTCTTCTCAATTCTCTCAAACCTTTCTTCAGTTCCTTCCGGAGGATTAAAGTTCTCATTTTTTTGGATTACACGAACTCCATTGTTCTCAAGATATTTCTTCTTGTAAACAAATGTCTTATCTGTTTTGTAGTTAAAATATAATAATGTAACCACATCCCTATTAAAGATGTCGCTACGGTAAGGACGCATAATCCCATAATAATTGTACCACGCAGTTCCTAATTGCTGAATCTCTGCCAACTCCTCTTTTGTAATGTCTGGCTCAATCTTAATTAGTTCTGTGATTGGTACTTGCTTTACTTCTCCCCAATAGAAACAATCGTCAAATGTTGGGGACTCTGTGTAACTATATACAATGTTAGCGGGGTCAACATACTCCACACGAACTCCGGTTCCTGGAACAAATGAGTGCTTTACTACTCCTATGCCAATTGTTGTGATGTCGTAGTCGACCCTTTTACGAACGTCTTGGTAATGATTTAAGTCTAAGATAGTATTGATTGCCTCTTCTTCAGCAATCTCAATAGCAGGCTTATACTTAAGCTGCATATATAAAGATAACTCTTGTTCATTCTCAGGGATGTCTTGCTCAGGAATATTATAAGCATCAACACCTAACTGTTCTTTACCTATTTTTAAAACATCTTTTGCAATCATATCCCTCTCAACCATCTGTTGAAATCCAAATCGATTGTCCATTGACATTGCGTCTTGCGCATATGCTTTAACCTCAAATAAGCGATCGTGCATGCCATTAACAACAATGTCAACAAACTTAGGGATAATTGGAACTGGAGTCCAATCAAGGTTAATGTGCGACATATCGCCATCAACTTCTAATTGGCTCTTATATTTAGCTACCGGTTGTTCGCCTCTAGCATATAATCTAATGCGATGGAAATCAATCCATTGTGAATAATATCGGCAACTATTGCCTGTCTTTGCAAACCATTCGTATGAAATGCTTTGCCCAATTCTTAAGCCATATTCCCAAGATGCCTTTTCCTGATCAGTTGCTAACTGTGAGGGGAATTGGGTATCTGGCATTAATATTCCAAGAGGTTTGTTCATATCTTGTTAATTCTACTGAAGGAACCAGTGTTATCGTAAGTTGCAAATTTAATGCTTATTTTTGACTCTTTTTTCTCAGGCAAATATACGTGCTTTTGATTTGCCATAATAGCATATCC